AAAGAGTGCTTGTTTGTTAGCCATTTTGATTCTCCAATTGCGTGACACAGTGTCACAGTTTTGTCCCTCAGTAGAGCCATTCCCTACTGAATCGACAACTAAATTGTATGAAATGGGGGTATATCTGGCCCTATACGGCGACCCCACGGGGTGGGTATGCCCCCTTATTGATGGATGGTTACCATGCCGACATAAACACTGTTTCGTAGCCACACAGCACATTTTGTAAAACCTTAGACAAAAACACACCCCCTTGCTTAAAAAACAGGCACCTCAAAAAATTTTGCAAAAAAAATCCCCGGAACCTTGCGGGCCGGGGATAAGTTCAACAGAGGCTTGAACGAGGAGAAGCAAATGGACAACGCAGTTGAATTTGGCTGAAAGCCAAAATTCGACGCCACATTGCACAATCACCGGAGCGTAGTGTACACTGTGCATAACGAGGCTGCAAGTTACAAGGGCTTACGCATGTTAGATCACTTGATAGATTTTGACCCCGAGGTGTTTGAGCACACCTCTCATGACACGCTGAGCGCCGACAAGGCAAGCCCAGAGCAACTCCTTGACGCCAAAATAGCCACCAGCGACTGGCTGACAAAACTCGGCGCAGTGGACTCGGACGAAATAAGCACCCCTCTAGATACCAAGGCCGCGCAAACCGCCTTTACCAATATCATCTCAGCAGCTCCCACGGAAAGCACAGCCGTGGCCATCGCCAACGTAAAAACTCCTGCTGCAGTGCAGCATCTTGTGGGCATGTTGACCGCCTATGACTGGGAGTTTGTGAACCAAGCCAAGGAATTGCGCGGGTACGTGGTCGCCCAACTGGTCGAAGAAACTAAAAGCACCAACGCCAACATCCGCCTCAAGGCGCTTGGGCTGCTGGGCAAGGTAACGGAGATAGGGCTGTTCACTGAGAAGATCGAAATCAAAAAAGAAGAGCTATCCGACAGCGAACTTGACCTACGGATCAAGGAAAAACTCAACCGGTTCATGGGCGTAGTGGATATTCAGGACGTAATGGTCAATGAATCTTGACAAAATCACCACGCTGAATAAAAAAGAACTGGAAGCGCTCATGCGGGCGCTGCCTACGATGTCCGTGCAGGACAAGATGGAGCTATTTGAAGACTTGGAGGTGCGGGAAAAGCGGGCGTCTCTCATGGCGGCGCAAAATAATATGCTGGGGTTTGCCACTGCGGTGTATCCGGGGTTCAAAATTGGACCACAACACCGCAAACTGGCCAAAATATTCACGGACGTGATCGAAGGGCGCATGAATCGGGTGATTATTAACATCGCCCCCCGCATGGGTAAGTCCGAGTTCAGCTCCTACCTGTTTCCAGCGTACTTTTTAGGTAAATACCCCGATAAAAAAATCATTATGGGCACGCATACAGCGTCTTTGTCCGAAGATTTTGGTCGGCGGGTACGTAATTTGATTGACTCGGAGGACTACCATGCTATTTTTCCTGAAACGCGTGTCGCAGCAGATCAAAAAGCTGCTGGCAAATGGTCTACTGCTGCGGGTGGCCAATACTATGCCGCTGGTGTTGGCGGCGCTCTGGCTGGGCGTGGGGCTGACTTGTTTGTTATTGATGACCCCCATTCTGAGCAGGATGTAAAGGTCAACAGCCGACTGGCGTTCGACACAGCATGGTCTTGGTTCCAGACCGGACCCCTGCAACGCTTGATGCCGGGGGGAGCAATCATCATTGTGATGACGCGGTGGTCACTTTTAGACCTTACAGGACGCTTACTGACATACCAGTCCAAGAACCCCGACTCACTGCCGTGGGAAATTGTTGAGCTGCCCGCCATCCTGAACGAAGACGAGGACAACGAGAAATCGCTTTGGCCAGAGCAGTGGCCACTGGAAACGCTCAAGGCCACCAAAGCCAGTATTGAGCCACGGTACTGGAACGCACAGTACATGCAGCAGCCAACGAGCGAAAACTCCGCGCTGGTGTCCCGTAAACACTGGCGGGTGTGGGAAAGCGACACACCTCCAAAATGCGACTACATACTCCAGAGCTGGGATACGGCGCACGAAGTGAAGAACACCTCGGACTACAGCGCCTGCACTACGTGGGGCGTGTTCTACAACGAAGAAGAGAACAACAGCCCGCAGGTAATTTTGCTGGACGCATTTAAAGACCGCATGACCTTTCCGGAACTCAAACAAGTCGCGTTGAAACACTGGAAAGAATGGGAGCCAGACGCGTTCATCGTGGAAAAGAAAGCCGCTGGTGGCCCCCTGATTCAAGAGCTGCGCCAGATGGGCATACCGGTGCAAGAGTTTAGCCCCAGCCGGGGCAACGACAAAATGGTGCGACTCAACGCCGTAGCGGACTTGTTTACCTCTGGTAAAGTCTGGGCACCTGACACGCGCTGGGCGCGGGAAGTGATCGAAGAAATAGCCGCGTTCCCTGTGGGCGAGAACGATGACTACGTGGACACGACAACCCAAGCCTTGCTCCGTTATCGCCAAGGGGGGTTTATTTCGTTAGACTCCGATGAGAAAGACGACCCCAAGATTTTCCGGCGCAACCAACACGCTTACTATTAAGGACACCTGATGGCCACTAATATTGACAAAGGCTTGTACCAAGCCCCTCTAGGAATAGATGACGCAGCGGAAAGCGAAGACCCCATCGAGATTGAAATCATAGACCCCGAAGAAGTAAACATCCATGCGGGCGACCTAGATATTTCCATCAAACCGGGTGAAGACGGAGAAGATTTTGGCGCTAATTTGGCCGAAGACATGGACGAAGGTGCGCTGACAAAGTTGGCGGGGGACTTGTCTGAAGACATTGACAACGACAAACAGAGCCGTAAAGACTGGGAAAAAACGTACACCGAGGGGCTGAAGCTGCTTGGTTTGAACTACGAAGAACGTACGGAGCCGTGGAACGGAGCGTCGGGCGTGTTCCACCCCATGATTACCGAGGCCGTGGTGCGGTTCCAGAGCGAGACCATTACGGAGATGTTCCCTGCTGCAGGCCCGGTGCGCACCAAGATTATTGGCAAAGAGACACCTGAGAAGACCGCCGCAGCGCAGCGTGTCGAAGAAGACATGAACTACGAGCTGACAGAAGTTATGCGCGAGTTTAGGCCTGAGCAAGAACGCATGCTCTGGAGTTTACCAGCAGCAGGGTCAGCATTCAAGAAGGTGTACTTCGACCCTAACCTTAACCGTCAAGTCTCGATGTTCATACCTGCCGAGGACATCTTGCTGCCGTATGGAACGACCGATCTGGACACTTGCTACCGCATCACGCACGTCATGCGCAAGACCAAGAACGAGATTATCAAACTGCAGAAGGCTGGGTTTTACCGCGATTTTGAGCTGCCTGATACGTCCAAGGACACATCTGATATTCAGAAAGCCAAGGACAAAGAAACCGGGTTTAGCGACATTAACGACGAGCGCTACACCATATACGAGTGCCATGTTGACCTAGACATCGACGGGTACAACGACGAAGAAGACGGCGAGGAAACGGGAATCGCGCTGCCGTACGTCCTGACAATGCTTAAAGGAACCGACGACGTTCTGGCAATTCGCCGGAACTGGTTAGAAGAAGATGAACTCAAACTCAAACGCCAGCATTTTGTCCACTACCAGTACATCCCCGGCTTTGGAGCGTACGGCTTCGGACTTTTCCACCTCATCGGGGGGTTTGCGAAATCGGCTACCAGTATTATGCGACAGCTCGTGGACGCGGGCACACTTTCCAACCTCCCCGGCGGACTCAAGTCTCGCGGACTTAGGATCAAAGGCGACGACACGCCAATCGCTCCGGGAGAGTTCCGGGACGTAGACATCGGGTCGGGCGCACTGCGGGACAACATCCTCCCGCTCCCTTACAAGGAACCAAGTCAGGTTCTGTACACCTTGCTGGGCAACATCGTTGAAGAAGGCCGTAGGTTTGCGTCCACGGCGGATATGAACGTGAGCGACATGTCGGCGCAGGCACCGGTTGGTACCACGCTGGCGCTGCTGGAGCGGCAACTCAAAGTCATGTCGGCAGTCCAAGCACGCCTGCACTACAGCTTCAAACAAGAGCTACGGCTGCTGGCGGGGATCATCCGGGACTACACGGACACGAATTACGAGTACGAACCCGAGGGCAACGACGCCGACTCCGGCAACCAAGGCGCTAAGAAAGAAGACTACGACCATGTGGACGTAATCCCTGTCAGCGACCCCAACGCGGCCACGATGAGTCAACGGGTCGTCCAGTACCAAGCGGTCATGCAAATGGCGCAGTCGGCGCCTGACATCTACAACATGCCCCAGTTGCACCGCAACATGCTGGAGATTTTGGGGATTAAAAACGCGGACAAACTGGTGCCGTTGCCGGACGACCAAAAACCCCGTGATCCAGTGTCAGAGAACATGTCCCTGCTCAAAGGCGAGCCGGTCAAGGCGTTCATACACCAAGATCATAAGGCGCATATTACGGTGCACACGTCCATGATACAAG